GAGGAATATGAAAAATGTTCCTTGATAAAAAAGTTTAAAGATTTTATAGAGTTTTCTCAAAATAAGTTGCCCTTGTAGTTTTCTGTTCGTATTATCTATACATGGGGTTTGAGACAAGAGGGGGAAAAGGACAGTTAATAAAATATATAATAATATGAGATATAGAGATGAATTAATTAACAAGGTGGAGATACTTGAAAGTAGCTTTAAGACCTTAAAGAGGATTGTACAAAGACAGGAACCAATCAAATCGTACATGGATGAATTAGACAAGGCGGAGGAACGTCTTGATGAAATCAAACAGTACATTAAGATGGAGCCAACAACTGCTAACGAAGTAGGTGGCTATTAAGTAAATTGTTTCGTATATTAGTAGTATGAATTTAACAGCAGAACAGATCCAATCCAATTGGGAGGAATTTTTAGGGTACATTGATACTTATATCTCTTCCCCACGTAAGGAGGATCTTCATAAGTTTTATAAGGATCGTACTGACAGGTTTATTTTAATGCCAGCAGCTCATACTACTAAGTACCACAATTGCTTTCCTGGAGGTTATATCGAACATGTTAATCGTGTTATTAAAGCTTCTCTACACTTTGCAAAGCTTTGGGAGAGGTTTGGTTGTGATATGTCAACCTTCACAATTGAAGAGTTAGTATTCTCAGCAATCAATCATGACTTAGGGAAAGTTGGTGATTCAACTCAAGACTTATACCTTCCAGGGAAAGATGAATGGAGAAAGAAAAACTTAGGAGAAGTCTACTCCTATAATAATGAAGTTGCTTTTATGACCATTCCAGATCGATCTTTATTCTTATTACAAGAAGCAGGTATCAAGTATTCGTTAAATGAAATGCTTGCTATCAGAACCCACGACGGTCTATACGAAGAATCCAACAAAGCGTATTTAATTTCCAGAATGCCAGAGAGTAAGTTTAGATCTGCAATTGCTTACATTTTACATCAAGCAGATTTTATGGCATCAGTCGTTGAGCTAACAATCAATCCAGTGGAACAGCCGAAGTCAAAACAGTTCTCGATTTCGAAAGAAACGACTCAGAAAAATCCAACCACTCATCAGCAGGCTGCTAAAAATAAAGCCTTATCAAATATTCAGAGTGATGGTCTTAAAAGTGCGATGACAAACTTTTTTAACGACTAATGGTAATCACGATCATCCTTCTCATTATCACAGTCATCACTTTAGGATACACAACCTACAACCTTCTCCGTAAAAACGAGAAGCAGGAAGATGTTCTAGCTGCTTATTTACTTTATATGGATAATTTATCTAAAATTATCGAACACAGCAGTGAACGCCTTAAGAAGATTGATAGCAAAGGCACATTCGAAAGTGATGATGAGATTGGTTGGTTTTTCGAACAAATTAAGGTTATTCAAGAACGATTAAATAACTTTAAACTAACCGATGGAGGAGAAGAAGAATAAGAATTATTTCACTCACGATACTGAGCTTGCTATAATCAAATATGTTAACACTGAAGATTATGCAGAAAGAAATAAGATCTACCGAGAAGAGATTCATTACGCACTCTTTAAATTAACTCAAAACTTAATACATACTTTTAAGTTCTACTACACTGAAGAGACTAATCTAGAAGATCTTCAACATGAAGTAATCACCTTCCTACTAACAAAACTCGATCGCTTTAATCCTGCTGTAGGAGCTAAGGCGTATTCGTATTTTGGAACAGTAGCGAAAAGATACTTGATCGCTTCTAATCAAAAGAACTATAAGAAGAGACTCGAGTTACTCTCTCTTGACAATCTAAATATCGAACAGGAGGACGGTGAGTTTGTTCACGGAGACGTCTTAGATGTTAATGGGATTCAAACAGATTCAAAAGTATACCATCCGATAGATGAAGTTTCAGAGTTTTTAGATATATACGTTAAATATTGTACAGATAACATCTACGAACTATTCCCGAGAGATGAAGAAGCTCAGATTGCCGATGCTATTCTTGAACTATTTAGGAAGAGAGAACAGATTACAATCTTTAATAAAAAAGCTCTGTATATCTACATTAGAGAGATTATTGATGTTAAAACACCGAGGATCACTAAAGTAGCTAATGAATTAGGAGATCTATATAGAAAACAGTATGCATTCTATATAGAGAACGGTTACGCAGACTTCTAAACTGTACTACTTTCTATTTATAAAAAATAGATTACTTATGAGTTTAGATAAATTAATATTTAAAAATAAAAAATTCGCAGACCTTCTAGAAGAGATTTACGACAATCAAAAGAAGAAAGAGAAGCAAATTTCAACTCTTATCTCTGAACTACGTCCTTTAATCGAAGATACTGGAGATGCAACCTTGATCGTACCGCTCATTAAAGAGTACTTAGAGATCGGAGTTAAGAATGATGACCAACTTGTGAAGGTTGCGACAATCATTCAACGTATATTTCAGAATCAAGATTCAGCTACTGATTCATTCGGTATCTCTGATGAAGAGAGAGAACAGTTACTAAAAGAGATTAACAACATCAAAGAAGATAAGTAATGCCAAGTAGTCTAAATCTAGAACCAGTTAGGGTATTAGCAGTAATACTAGATGATAAGACATACCCAGAGCTTTTTAAAAAATACGGTGAGTGGGCTTCTATAGGAGGTATTATATGGGAGTATGTTAAAAACCCAACAACAGATAAATCCCTATATACTAAGAATTTTGCACTACCTTTATTCCCTAACATAAAGCACATACCTGTTGAGAATGAAATAGTATTATTGGTTGTAAGCTCAGACTCAGGAGTACTTAACGATGTAACATCCTACCAGTACTACTACCTACCACCGACTAACGTATGGGCTTCGAGTCATCATAACGCAACCCCAGATCAAATATATTCGAATCCTGGAGTAAATACACTACCTAGTAGTCAAAAACAAGATTACCCGTTAGTAGGAGGAACACTAGTTAGACGAGTTAACGATGAAGGAACTGAAATTTTTAAACCAGGAGATCCCTTTGTTGAAAATAGTTATATCAGAACTCTCGCACCATACCCTGGTGATGTATTAGTGGAAGGTAGATACGGTAATAGTTTGAGATTTAGTAGCACATCTAAGTTTGGACTTAAAAACAATTGGTCTAATTACCAAGCTTTCAACGCTCCAATAACTATCTTACGTAACGGTCAAAAAATAGATTTTAAACAAGACCCCTGGGTAAATATATCGGAAGATATAAATACTGATTTCTCATCTATATACTTAACCTCAAACCAACAAATACAATTAATACCTAGCTCTTTTAGTACTGCTGGGTATAAACCAAATCAATACACTCCGAAAAGTATATCGAGCTACACTGACCCTCAAGTAATATTATCCTCTAACAGGTTGGTCTTTAATTCTAGAAGTGATTCAATTATATTAAGCGCTGCTAAAGGAATACTCCTATCTACTAATGACTCTATAAACGTAGATACAGGATTAATAACAATTCGCAGTCAAGAAATTAACCTCGGAGCATCTGATGCAAAAGAGAGAGCTATAAAAGGAGATACCTTTATTAAGGAAATGTCGTCCTTCCTAATCGCATTAAAACAAGTTCAAGTAGCTTTAAGTACAGCAGCAAATGCTGGCGGACCTGTCCAATCTTTAATCGATGTAAGTGCAACATTTGGCTCTGCTATAAACAACCTACAAACAGCGTTAGGTACGAAAGGATCTCCAAATGGGGATATTACTAATTCTAAAGTGTTATCTGATATAGTAAAACTACAGTAATGGCAGAACAGAAAGGACAGGAATTTATACCCTATGTAGTACTAGAAGGTACGGTACGAGATGATTTCGGAGACTACGTTCCCGGAGTACAATTAACGTACACCTCACAAACACTAACAGTAGATGGATCTATTGCTAAACAACCTGTTACTGATTTCGGCTCAAATGTAAACGATACATTTACAGAAACTAGTCAAGACCCTATAACTATACCTGTACAGTTTACTTTAGAAGGGATAACCGATAGTAAAGGTTCTTTTAAACTATACATACTACCTACAGATTTTGTCTCAGGCAGTGTGCAATTATACTTTAAGCCTCCACAAAACACAACATTAGGAGATAAACAAATAAACGGTATAAGTACTAAAGAGATAAATCTAGTCGAAGGTAGTACAGAGACGAAAAGTGAAGAGGAATTAAGAGAGTATATGCCAAACTCTATTGGTGATATTAAAATATCTACACAAACAATTTATGATCTAGGTGATATAACTCTATCAGGGTTTACTTTTGCTTTTGAAGAATTACAACGATCAATAAGAGATAAGGTTAATATCGTAGAAGCTAGAATAGTAAATATTGCTAATAGTATAAAACTTCCTACAGAAGAGCAACTAATAAAGCTTTTTCAAGAAAGAAAAGAGCAACTTAAACAGAACTTACTCCCTATCCTTATTGAACTATTTAAAGCTTTTGGCCCTAGTATAATACAAGCAATACAATCAGGAGCTAATAAAGCTATTTTAAGTAAATTAAAATCCTGTCCAACACAGCAAGAGATTAAAATACTAATAGAAAAAAGAAATAGATTAGTTAAACAATTAAACATAGTATATAGTATCGTAAAAATACTAAGAATTTTAGGCGTATCAACAACAGTTATTATAACTGCACTAAAAGTAGGGTTAGCAAGCTACAACGCAACCCCTACCCCTCTCCCTCCCGCAGCAGATACCGCTAAAGGTGCATTAGAAAAAAGATTAGAGCTATATGGTATTTTAGCTACTGGATTAACAACAGTGACTTCTATGATTGGATACATACTTGGTTTAATTATTGACTATTTAAATAAGTTAGATTTCCTAATAAAGGAATGTTCAGAAGAACAAGACATACCCTTTGAATCACTCAATGATGAATTAAACAACCTAGCGGACCCTGTACTAATCAAACAGATGCAAAATAACGAGATAGTATATAAGGGATTCACCTTAAAAGTAGAGCTTACCCCTATAACTTCCGGAAAGTACCAAAGTAGAGTGGGTATTGCTTATGACGCATCCAATACCCCTGTATTGAAAACCCCTAGTTCGTTTACTAGCAACCCCGAACTTTTATTACAACAACTACAGTTAGTAATAGATACTCAAGACTTAAAAGCTATTTAAGAAATATTTATAAAAGATGGATACTAAACTATTTAAAAAACTCATCAAAGAAGCCGTAAAAGAAGCTATTCAAGAAGAACTAAAAGAGATTCTACTAGAAGCAGTACGTGCCCCTAAAGCAATCATTCAGGAGAGCTACTCAGCCCCTGTACCAGTTTCTACTCAACCAATAGTATCTAGTATTAATGCAAGAGATAAATACAGAGAATTACTAGGTGAAATGATGGAATCAAGAAATGGGAACATTTCAATGAACTCAAACGATGCTACGTCTTTCGGAGCACAACCTGGATATAGACCTCCTACAACAGCAAACACATCGGCGGAAGGATCTGCACTACCTGCAGGAGAAGTTAACCTAAACCAAATTATGGGTCTTATCAAGAAGAAGTAATGGCTTTTAGAGTAGCTAATAAGTTCCCGATAGATACTAAACCTAGAGTTGCTGTAGGAGTGAGTATACCATTCTCATCCCCTTCCGTTTTCACATCCACCTACACAACTAAAGATCAGTTAAAATCAAACCTACTAAACTACTTTATGACAAGCCCTGGAGAAAGGTATATGAAACCGTTATTTGGCGGTGGGTTGAGAGATATCGTCTTTGAAAATTTAGAAGACCGTACTTTTGATATAGTAAAACAGAGAGTGCAAGCAGATCTTAGTACATACTTTCCGAACGTACAAGTAGATACATTAGATGTATTTGGTACCCCGGACGAAAACATACTAATGGTAAATTTAAAATACAGTGTACTAAGTTTCGGGATAATAGATAATATCGAAATAATCATAAGCTAATGACAGTTCAAAGAAATATAAAATATGTAAATAGGGATTTTAATAGTTTGAGAGATCAACTCATTCAATATACAAAAACCTACTTCCCTACAACCTATAACGATTTTACACCTGCCTCTCCTGGTATGCTATTTATGGAAATGGCAGCATATGTCGGAGATGTAATGTCTTTCTACCTAGATAACCAGATACAAGAGACATTTATGCAGTATGCTAGGCAAACTCAAAACCTATATGAATTAGCATACTTATTAGGATATAAACCTAAAGTAACCGGTGCTGCAACAGCAACCTTAGATTTTTATCAACAATTACCCGCCATTGGCAATCTACCGGATTTCTCATACGCCCTAACTATACAGCCTAACACAGTAGTAAAATCAACATCAAATCCTGCAATCACATTCGTAACAGGTGATACGTTAGACTTCGCCTTCTCTAGTAGTGCATCGCCGACTGAGATAAGTATTTATGAAATTAACGGAACAACCGTAGAAAGTTTCTTAATTAAAAAATCCATTAATGCAATTTCAGCAACAGTAAAAACAACCACGTTTCAATTTACAGACCCAATCCCCTTCGCAACAGTCGAACTAAAAGAGGATAATATTATAGGTATACAGAGTATCGTAGATAGTGATAATAACACCTGGTATGAAGTTTCACACCTTGGTCAGGATAGTGTTTTTGACTCTATTAAAAATACAAACACGAACAATCCAACCTACTCTACTGATAGTAATGTACCATTTTTATTACAGACAAAGCAAGTTGCTAATAGATTCACAAGCCGCTTCTTAAACGCTACAACATTGCAAATTCAATTTGGAGCCGGGACTGCTCTTAACTCTGATGAAGAGTTAGTACCAAATCCAAATAATGTAGGTTTAGGGTTACCCTTTGAGAGAGATAAATTAACTACTGCATTCTCTCCTACAAACTACATATTCACAAACACCTATGGAACAGCTCCAGCCAGTACAACGTTAACGGTAACATACCTCGTTGGTGGCGGAGTAATATCAAACGTCCCGCAAAACGATTTAACTACAGTAGTATCAACAACTATCAACTTTAACAATCCTGTATCTGACCCAACATTAAGAGCTGATATTTTTAACTCTTTATTTGTAACTAATCCTACAGCAGCATCCGGTGGACAAGATGGTGATAGTATTCAAGAAATTAGACAGAATAGCTTAGTTAATTTTCAAAATCAACTGAGAACAGTTACTGTCGACGATTATCTTCTCCGAGCATTAAGCCTACCATCTATATACGGAACAGTAGCTAAAGCTTATGCAGAAGCAGAAAAACAAGTAGATGTGCAAGCAGGTCAATCTCCTGCAAGTGTTGCTCTATTTATTCTAACCTATAACCAGAATAAAAATTTAACTCAAGCCTCCCCGGCAATAAAGAGAAATTTGCAAACATATCTATCAGAATATAGAGTATTAAACGATACTGTAGTACTAAGAGATGCATATATTATCAATATAGGAGTTAATTTTGAAATCATAACATTACCTAACTTTAATAGCAACCAAGTATTACTAGCATGTATAGATACACTAAAAACATTCTTTAGTATAGATAATTGGCAAATTAATGAACCTATACTGTTAAGAGACATATACGTAACACTCGACCGAATAGAAGGAGTACAGACAGTTAAAAATGTTGAAATTGTAAATAAGACAGGAGCTGGGTTAGGTTATAGTGAATATGCATATGATACTAAAGGTGCAACTATCAATAACGTAGTATATCCTTCTATAGATCCTATGATCTTTGAAGTTAAATATCCAGATAGTGATATACAGGGGAGAGTAGTTTCTCTTTAATTCATATTTATAACAAATGGCAGTTTATAAAATCTTCCCAGAGAAAGACGCTACCTTGTATAGTCAATACCCAGCAATGAATTCAGGTATTGATGAGATCATCGAAGCAACTACAGCTGAAGCTACAGACGGCTCTCCGACTGTTAGTAGATTCTTAGTTCAATTTCCACAAAGCGAAATCTTAGATGTAATTACTAATAAAGTAACTAGCTCTTTTGCAGTCTATTTTAGAACCTCGGTAGCAAAAGTAACAGGGTTAGCAGAAGAAGTAACTCTAATTAACTACGCAGTCTCTGGTGCATGGCAAAATGGAACTGGAAAATACCAAGACTCTCCTACTGTGGAAAACGGAGTAAGCTGGAAATATAGAACAACCTCCGGATCGAATGCATGGGCATTAACTTCTTTTGGATCTACAGGAGCAACTGCTTCCTATTCTGCAAGCTATGAAGGAGGGGGAAACTGGTATACAAGTTCTACATACATCCAAACTGCTTCACTACAATATCGAAGTGATTTTGATTTATCTTTTAACGTAACAAGCACAGTATTAGCTTGGTATAGCGGGTCAATCATAAACAATGGATTTATTATTAAGCAAGGGAATCTTAGTGAGTTTAACACTGCTAAAACTACAGAATTAAAATACTTCTCAGTAGATACGAATACAATTTACCCGCCTCAGCTAGAATTTCGCTGGGCAGACTTTACGTTCAATACAGGGTCTTCAACTCAAACTATTATTAATACTGCTGACCTAGTTGCTACTCTTCCAAATAATACAGGTACTTTCTTTCCTGAATCTATTCAACGGTTTAGAGTTAACGTAAGACCGCAATTCCCACCGAGAGTATTTACGACTAGTTCATTCTACACTACTAACTACTATTTACCAACTGCCTCCTT